GCCCATCTCGTCATAACCATCAGTATAGATCCTCCAGGTTGTAACCTCTGTCGTGGACCAGATGTATACCAATCATAAGCACGTTCCATTGCCATATCTGACATTGAGTCTTGTTCCGTGTGAGGATCATCAATAATCAATAAGTCCGCACCACGGCCCGTGATTGACGCACCAACTCCTGCTGCATAATACTCACCTCCGTGATTTGTTTCCCATCTACCTTTTGCTTTGGAGTCCTCACGAAGCTTTACATTACCAAAAATTTGTTTGTACTCTGGTGAATCAATAATATTACGAACCTTAGAACCAAACCTCACTGCCAGTTCTGTGTTGTGGGATACTTGCATTATTTTCATTTTGGGGAACTTTCCAATGATCCATGCAGGAAAATATACAGATGCAAATTCAGATTTAGTATGTCTAGGGGGCATATTAATAATGAGCCTCCCTTTTTTATCCGCAGCAATATTCGTAAACTCGTGAGCAATAATCTGATGATGTCCCCACTTACTCCTATCTTTTTCTTTACGACATATAAAATCTGGCCAAACTTCCTGAACAAAATACAAAAAGTGATCCTGACATAACTTAATGTGTCTAATCCAGAGCCTCTCTACTTCGAGCCTCAGTTTTTCTGTTGTCATCAAATCAGACTTCATTTGGACATTATAGATAAACTAAAATAAATTTCAAATGTTTACATATATCTAACTTAGCCTATAGGTGTACAGGCTAGCAAGCAGCCGGCCGCAGGTGGTCAGAAAATCGTAAATGTGTATGATATGTAAATGGGAAATGAGCCTTGTAAATATGGGGCAGTAATTCTGCCCCATAAAATGATTATATAGTTTTTTTTATTTTTTTTATGATTATTTTTGTTGACATATATCTTATTATATCCCATAATATAATTGAGCAATTAATATAAACTTAACGAAAGGAATAACAATGGCTCAGAGTAAAATAAAAACTAGCATAGATGTATTTAGTCAAGAAGATTTAGACTTATTATCAGATGCAGTTATTAACAAAGCTAATCTCATTCATTTTGAAGATAAGCATAAAGGTTATAAAAAAGATATTATCCCTTTATTTAAAGAGAAAAATATTCCAATACATACTATTAGATATAAAAATGATTATTGGGTTATAACTTTAACTTCTAAAAACTTTCCTTCATTTTCTTTGAATGACTTTTTAGAAAAATATGAAAGTCAATTAGATAACAAAACAATGAAGATGATTAATGAGTTTAGAAAGTCAAAAACATCTGACGTTTTTACAATTAGAAAAATATAGAAAGGATAAGGGAAGGCTAATAACCTTCCCTTTATTTTATTATGACTGAATATGTAAAAGTAAATGGTAATGTCACTACTATGGATAATTTAAGCTTGTCTATTTATTCTCAAGCGGATGAAATAAATTATACAATTGATATTATAGAAAATTATGAAGATAACAATTTTCATATCATAATATTTAGCAGCGACCGGGATAAAGCAGACTTTGAAGGAGGTTTTAAAACTTTAAAAGAGATGTATTATTTTTTAAAAACAATAGAAAAGAGAGGTTTATAATATGGATAAAAAGAAACTCTTAATATATTTAGAAGACACAATCGACGTGTGCGAATTTTTAGTAAAAGAAATAGGAACAATACCAGAAGGAAGTAGTGTCATTCAACATATAAATGAAACTAAAGAAATAATTAAACAGTTAAAATAAGTCCCTTCCTAAACTAGGATCGGTTGAACCCAACTGATCCTAGATTTTTAATCCAATAAACATTTATATATTTACTTGCAGCTAGGCCCTGGGTTCTAGTGATATGATTATATGATTATATGATTATATGATTGTAGGTATGATCTGGCACTATGATTGCGCCAGATATGATTATATGATTATGATTGTATGATTATTAGATTTAATTTTTTCTATTCTTTAAAATTAATTTAGCAATTTTTAAACGTTGTTTTTCATCGTCAGTATTGGACCACGAATGAAAAGATAAGGCCTTGATCATATTTCTTAAGGCCCACGTTGGTTGTTTTTCTAAGTATTTCATTTTATATATTCTATAATTTGATTAATATTATTATGTTTGTAACAAATTAAACATTCTTTACATTTTGAAAAACAATTAATCTTTTTTTCATCATATTCTTTTGTAACATTGTTAAATGTTTTATCAAAATATTTAGGCAATATTTCAATAGGTTTATTTAATTGACTATTAGAAAATATTAAAATTAAGTTTTTTGGTTTGTTCATCGTTTTAAAAACTTTGTTAATAATATCTTTTCTTTTAGTCCATAAAGTAAAAGTACAATGTGGATTTTTATTAGTGATATTAATTAAATTAATTAAATGAATATTATTAATTAATTCACCGTGACTGGAGAATCTAAAAAATGCGTCCAATATAGTAGGCAATAATTCAGTTTGAATAATAACTTTGCTTAATAAATTACTGTTATGTTGCCACGATGGAACACAATTTTTGCGCATTGTTCTTAACATTTTTTCAGAATAGCAAATACTGCAAACTGAATTTTTATTTTTTCCTTGCTTAATACAAAATGAATTAGTCAAAGTATTTGTGTTTATTGATCTAATATCTTGAAGTTTTCCAGAACCTTTTGAAATATTGATCCCTGTATAATTTAACATTTTTTACCCTTTCATTAATGTTATATTATTATTATAAGATGTAGTGGGATAAATGCAAAGCTTTATTTTATTTTTTTAATAATTTTTCAAGCTGTTCGAACAGCTCGTTTAAGGTTCTCGTTTCCAGAACCAGGCGAAACATTCCTGGATTATTGTTTTTTGGATCTGTTTTTTTTATTTGCGGTCCGCGCAACTTGTTATCAATATGATTAGATATGATTGTATGATTAGATATGATATGATTGCAAGTATGATTGGGAATATGATTGGGAATATGATTAGATATGATATGATTCCGTGAATCAAGACCCACGACTCTGAAAAGTTTGAACCCTCTCTGCTTGGTACTTGGTAACAAGATAAAAACTTGACCTCCACATTTTTGATGTTTGATATGCCAATTAATCTGATAGTTTGAAAGTCCTAGATTCTTGCTTTCCTTTGATTTTAATTCCAACCAAAATTCGCAACCATTTATTAAACAATTTAAATCTGGAATTCCACGAATTGTGGCACTCTCAATTCTAGTAAAGTGCCACAATTTCTGTGTTTTTTGAAGTGTGTTGATTTTTTGCCACAGTTGAGATTCATTCATCCCCAAACCAAAAACCGAGCAAGAAAATTAATAGCAAGATTATAAAAATTTTAATTATCAATTTTTTGCTTTCTTTTCCAATATCGTTGATATTCTAGTTCTTGACATTTATCCCAAATTTCACCAAACCTTCTCAACCAATAACATTGATAAGGCATTTGAACTTGACCACTTAAAAGCATTTCATCTGCACTTAAAATCTCGTCAAATTGTTCTCTTTCGCACCAAGCAATATATATTTTATTCAATAAATTAATTGTCATTTACAAACTCCAAAACTTCAAAAAAATTATTAGTTTCTAATAAAGGTTTTACACCATTTCCATAATCATTAGAATTAATGATGTGAAATCTTTTACAATTATTTCCTTGATATTCTCTTTCATTAATATTCTGATTATCAATGAATATTTGATAACCTTTAAATTCAAAACTTGGGCAAGTGTCATTACTGTAAGAAACATCTTCCCATTCTTTTGGAATTAAATTTTTAATATCAAATAAACATCTATCAAAAAATGGTAAATCATAATATGTATGTTTATCGTATTCATTTATAAGTTTAACTACTTCATCAAAAGAATCAGTTTTTAATAAAACAGTATCTTTAGAAGTATTTGTAACAGTAATTGCTTTTGCTTTTGGCTCATTAATACTAGCAAACTGATTAAAAGTCACAAGCATATCTTTTGCTTTTGATACAACAAATTCCATTACTCACCTCTCTTTTCATCACAATAATCACGAATCATATCCTCTATC